ACAATAGAGTTGGACTAGGTCTAACTAATATTACTGTTGCCTTCTTAGATGAAACATGGAGATTTGAATTTGTAGAGACTAGAGATGCCATTAAAGATAGAATGGTAAAGCAGTATGAAGCATCTCAAAAAGGCTTTACAGCCAATCAGACAGATATCATGGGCAAGATTACTCTTGCTAAATACTTCATTTATGTTGAGGTATATGATTATTCTGTATCTGAAGATGAAACGGTAAACTTAAAAGACGGAGTAAAAAATACTCTAGTAACCAGATTAGGTTTACAGATTAGAGCGGTAGATGCCGAATCAGGACTTTATATGACAGGTTCTGGTTTAGGTAAAGCAACTACTACAAGAGAATTGACTTTATCGAACCCTGATAATTTAGATGAAGTAAAATTTAATTCATCATCTATAGGGGTAACAACTCGAAAAGCTTTAGAAACCGCAGTAGCGAAAATTGTTAAACGCATGATTCGCAAAGGAATTTTCGATCATTAATTGGTTATGAAAAAGTTACTATTTCTTATAGTGATTACTGCGATGGGGATGTTCAAGGGTCATTCACAGGCCCTTGTTCAAACCTATACAGATCGTTGTACTGGACAAGTAAGTGTATTTACTGTGCCCATGAATGGTCAAACTGTAGTAGCTTTTTACAATCGTTCTGCAACATTTACTTCTCAAGATTTTCAAAATGGGACTTTGCAAGCTTGGTTAGAAGAAACATATTTATGGTGGACAGCATTAAGCCCATGTTCTACATCAACTACAGGAGCACAAGCCACTCAGCAAACTACTCAGCAAACTACCCAGCAAGCAACTCAAGCGGCTACTAATGCAGCTCAGAGTACTACTAACGTAAATACAACAGCTAATGTTACACCACCTACCACTACTAGTCCTCCCCCACCTTCACAAACATCTGCACCTCCGCCTCCAGATACTAGTTCAACTAATAATAATGCTAGTACTCCGGATACAACTGCATCTTCAGGCAATGCTGGTAATCAAGGAAATAATACGACAACATCGGGAGGATCTACTGAAGGAACGTCAAACTCTCAATCAAATCAAAACTCAACTGAATCGTCATCGTCAGAGACTAGTAAATCTACGGAACAAACTACAGAATCTTCTTCATCCGAAACAAAATCAACAGAAGAATCTACAACAGAATCAACAGAAGAAGTAAGTACAGAAGAAACTTCTACTGAAGAAACTACAACTGAAGAAAGTACTACAGAAGAATCTACTGAAGAAACTTCTACAGAAGAATCTACTGAAGAAAGCAGTTCTGAAGAATCAAATGAATCAGAAACCGAAGAAGAAACTACAGATGAACAATCAGAAGAAGAAACCACCGAAGAAGAATCAAGTGAAGAATCAGATGAATCAGAATCAGAAGAAGAATCTGACGAGAGCACAGAAGAGGAATCAGAAGAGGAGACAGATGAAGAGGACACTGAATCCGATGAAGATGAAGAATCTGAGGATGAAAACTCAGAAGAGGAAAGCGACGACGAAACAGAGGAGAAGGACGGAAAGAAGAAAAAGAAAAAGAGAAATCTCGCTCCTCCAATTGTTACGGCAAATGTTTTAAGTCAACAAATGCCTACTGGGGAATTTACTCAGGCAGCAATGTTTGGCATAAGTAGATCCTCATTATTAGGAGATAAAACTTATGGGGCCAATGTTATGATTTATGATAACATGAACCAATTCATGTTAAATTTAAATTATTCAAAAGTAAACATAAATAAAGAAGGAAGAGTAAATAGAGTTTACTCCGGGTCTATTGGTGGAATGAAAATGTTTACTACTTATATGGCTATGATGAATCATTCAATGGTATTTATGGGTAAAAAAGGATCTGTAGCTGGTGTAGCATTTGGAACTACAATAACAACTAATGAAGTAGATGTCATAGATGGTAATATTTACTTTGATAATCAATTTTTAGGTGTATCATTAACTGGTTTTTATACTAAACCAATTCAATGGAGTCCTAAACTTACTATAAGCCCTATGTTAGCTGTATCATCTCCTTTTATGATGTTTGATATGTATCAACACAATACAATGTGGAATTCAGATGTTATGATAATAGCTGGTTCTAATTTTACTTATAAATTAACTCAAAGATTTGGTTTAAATATAGGAGTAAATATTATCGAATCATCAGCATCGGATTTTCCAACCATGAAAACCTTTACAATAGGAGGCAGATTAAGTTTTTAATGTTTATATATAAAATAATTATATGAGTTTTGTTATAGAAATACTAGCATTTATTTTAATTATATTATTACTGAAAAGAATTTGGAACCAAAAAGTTAAAAAAATAATGGGCCAAATAATTGTAGGTATAAATATTTTTGCCTGCTTTTTATACATGTATGGTATAATAAATCAATCCATTGAATATGAATTAGCTTTACCTAAAATCTTCTTACATGGTATAGTAGCGGTTATAATACATACTTTATTTACTTTAGATAAAGAGTAAACTAAGTTTTTAATATTTATAATCATGGAAAAAGAATATGTAATTGGTCTTAATAGGGGAATTGATACTAATCAATTTTGGCAAGATGTTGAAAAAATTACTAATTTAGATAATATTCCTAATCGTGCAGTTGAAGTAGCAAATCCACGTTCTGGAAGTAATAGATTAACTCATTATTATCTTACAGATGAAGAAGCAGAAATGATTCGTCAGGATAAAAGAGTTTATTGTGTTGAAATTCCTGCCGATCAAAGAGATGATATTTCTATAGGTTTTGGAGCTACTCAAACTGCAAACTTTACTAAAGCTAATGATGTAGATGGTAATGGTGCTGTAGACGCTACTGGCAGTGCCCGAAATTGGGGTTTATTAAGATCTAGATATAATTATAACAATTATGGAACTTCTACTGACTTATCAGGAAGTTATTACTATACTTTAAATGGGAAAGGAGTAGATGTAGTTATTCAAGATAGTGGAATACAGAAAGATCACCCTGAATTTACTGATGAAAGTGGTGCCTCAAGAGTACAAGAAATAAATTGGTATACAGCTTCAGGTCTAACAGGTTCTCAATCTGCATACCTTTACACCGATTATGATGGGCATGGGACTCATTGTGCCGGAATAGCAGCAGGTAAAACATTTGGGTTTGCTAGGGGAGCTAGAATATATGCTCAAAAATTAGCAGGTTTAGAAGGAAGTTCAGATCCTTATGATGGTATTCCTATATCAGATGCTTTTGATACTATAAGATTATGGCATGCATCGAAAAGTGGTAGTAGACCTACTGTTGTTAATATGTCTTGGGGTTATGGAACTAATTTATCAGCAGGAGGTATTACTGCTGTAAATTATAGAGGATCAAGTGTAAGTGGAACTGAATATGCTACTGATTATGGTATTGCAACTTATAGTGCAGCAAGTACTTGGAGAATAAATGCTAGAGTATCTTCTGTAGATGTTGAAATTCAAGAAATGATTGATGCTGGTATTATAATTTGTATAGCATCTGGTAATTTAAATTATAAAATAGATGTTCCTGGTGGGTTAGATTATGATAATTATTTTACTAAAGGAGGAACAAATTACTATTACCACAGAGGAAGCTCTCCATATGATGATGAAGCTTTTATAGTAGGATCTGTATCATACCTTTCTCCAAGTGCTACTACAGATAAAAAATCTTCATTTTCAAATGCTGGTCCCGGGGTTAATATTTATGCCCCTGGTCATTTTATAATGAGTGCCGAATCTACTGTTTATAATACAAGTGATCATACAGCAGCTGATTATAATTTAAATAGTTCTTTTAAACAAGCAATATTAAGTGGTACATCAATGGCTTCTCCTCAAGTAGCAGGTGTAGCTGCTTTAGCATTACAAGTTAGTCCTGCAGCAAAACCCCAATCAGTTAGAGAAGCAATTATTAATAATGCTACATCTAACATATTAATTTCGGGATCAGATCCAAATGGATGGAGTACTGGTGGTTCTTTAAATACTGCAAGACAACAAGGTGTTGGGTTTGGAACACAAAACGAAGCATTAATGACCACTGGTTGTAATTTCCCTTCCCGTTATTCTTCTACAGAAGAATATAATGGTTCATCTTGGTCAGCAGGAGGAGCTACAATTAATGCTAGAAATATAGCGGCGGGAGCGGGAACCCAAAACGCGGGTTTAATAACTGGGGGGTATAATGGATCGGATAGAATATCTTGTACTGAAGAATATGGTGGTTCCTCATGGACAATAGGCGGTAATTTAATATCAGCAAGAGCTAGTTTAGCAGGAGCAGGTACTCAAAATGCTGGAATTGTATTTGGTGGGTGGTGTTCTCCTACTTTATTTAGTGCTACTGAAGAATATAATGGTTCTTCATGGACCGCAGGTGGTAATTTAATATCAGCAAGATCTGATTTAGCAGGAGCAGGAACTCAAAATGCTGGGTTAGCAACAGGAGGGAATATTTCAGGTTTTGGTGTGACATGTACAGAAGAATATAATGGAAGTTCTTGGTCAACCGGAGGCACTTTAATTTCAGGAAGACATAGATTAGCTTCATCAGGAACTCAAAATGCAGGTATAGCAATTGCTGGGTTTGATTCATCTTTAACTCGAAGCTCTGCTACAGAATTATATAATGGAAGTTCTTGGTCAACTTCATGTAATTTAAATTGTGGATATGAATATCTATCAGGAGCAGGATCTACAACATCGGCATTAGCCTTTGGTGGGGTAAATACACCTGGTAACGTTGTTGCTTGTACAGAAGAATTTACTACGGGTACTCCTTATTCAAATAACTGTGATTATTCAAGTGACAGTACAATGGGGGGTCCTACTAAAATGCTATGGAATAGATTTGGACAAGATCCTAATCCAATTAATCAAAGTGGATCAATGAATATTTCAACATCAATACTTTTAAGCTAATATTTATAATAAAATAATTCAATGAAAATATCAGGTAGTTTACATACAACAGGAAGTATAGAATTTTCATTTGTGGGCTCAGGTACTGGAGTTTGGGCTTCTTCTACTTCTATGAATGTAGGAAGGAGTAAAACTGCAGGAATGGGAGCATGCCAAGATTCAGTTTTAGCTGTAGGTGGTCAAAATCAGTATAATCCATCTGCTTGTAGGTGTATAAACAACACAGAAGCATGGGATGGTACTTCTTGGACTCATTGTTCTGTATTACAAAATGGTAGAAATGCATTAGCCGCAGCAGGAACAACAAATTCAGGATTAGCATTTGGGGGTTATTATTCAGTTGGATGCACAGAATCTTGGAATGGGTCTGCATGGAGTAATGAATCCAATTTTAGTACAGGACTTGGAGGTAACAATGGATTACAATGCTTATCTGGGGCAGGAACCCAAAACGCAGCATTAGCCTTTGCGGGTAATGCTTCTTATTATGGACGAAATTATACATTTGCGTTTGATGGTTCTGCATGGTCTTCCGGTGGAAATTTGATTGTTTGTAGAGCACAAGGTGCAGGATTTGGAATTCAAAATGCCGCTTTAGCAGTAGGTGGGTATAATACACCTAACCCATCATATCCATCTAATAATGTAACAGAAGAATATAATGGTAGTAGTTGGTCTCTAGGTGGCAATCTTATTAGTGGCATGATGCAAATAGCAGGAGTTGGCACACAAAATGCTGGATTAGCCTTTGCGGGTAATTATGTAGAAGAATATAATGGTACTTCATGGTCAACTGCAAATTTAATGTCACCTTCTCATTGCGCTTCAATGCTGGGAGGTGCAGGAACCCAAGCTTCAGCTTTAGCATTTGGGGGGTATGGTTATCCTGTCTCTTGTAATGCTGCCTCTACATATACAAAACCTACAGGACCTCAAAAAGCATTTGAATTTATTTCAACAACAGGAAACACAAATCTAACAGGATCATTAAACGGTGATGCTTCTCAAGCTAAAAATAATAATTCAAATAGTGGTAGTTTATCATTTTGGCAAGGAAGTTCATCTGAATATAGTGCTTTAAGTTCATATGATGATAATACAATATACTTTGTAGTATAAAGTTATGGGTTTAAATAGAGGAAATACTACTATCTCTGCTGCATATAGAGGAAATACTACTCTTAGTGCCATATACCGTGGTTCTACTCAAATGTTTCCTTCAGGATACTCTGTTAACTACCTTATAGTAGGAGGTGGTGGCGGAGGTGGAGCAAGAAGAGGTTCCGGAGGTGGTGGAGGTGGATTTAGAACAACTACGGGATCTACTTATTCTGGTAGAAATTCCTCTCTAGAAAATTCAATCACATTTTCATCTGGTGAAACTGTTACTATTACAGTAGGAGGAGGTGGATCTGGAGCACCGGCAGGTACATCAACTTATGGTTCAAAAGGAGGAAATTCATCTATATCTTATAGTGGTGGTACATTAACTTCAATAGGAGGAGGAGGTGGAATGGGAATAGGTTGTAGTCATAGTGGTTCAGCAAATGGAGGTTGTGGAGCAGGAGGTGGTGCCCGAGGTGCCTCTGATTTATATGATTATCCCCCTTATAGTTCTGGTTCAGGAGAAGTAGGTCAAGGTTTTGATGGAGGATATGGTTCTAAAGCACATAACGGCGGCGGCGGAGGCGGCGGCGGTGGAGGTGGTGCTGGATCAGCTGGTGATAATGGAGTTGGAAATACAGGTAATTATTATGGAGGTGGCTCTAACCCAGGTGGATCTGGTATATCAAATAATATTACAGGAACATCTGTTACATATTCTAATGGAGGAAATGCCCCAAATGGAATTGGAGGTAATTATAACTCTAACGAACCAGCAAATACAGGAGATGGTTCATCAGGAAATGCTGAAACTGCTGGGGTTAATTATAACTCAGGAAATGGAGGATCTGGAATAGTAGTATTAGTAATGCCTACTTCTAATTATTCTGGTACTACAACTGGTTCACCTACAGTTACAACCTCTGGGGCTAACACTATACTTAAATTTACATCATCTGGTACTTATACAGGATGACAATTAGATATTTATAAACATGGCACATTACGCAAAAATAGAAAATAATGTAGTTAGTGAAGTTGTAGTAGCAGAACAAGATTTTATAGATAATTTAGATGGAACTTGGATTCAAACATCTTATAACACTAAAAATGGTGTACATTATCAACCAAATACAACTACTCCTTCTGAAGATCAATCTAAAGCATTAAGAGGTAATTATGCAGGAGTAGGATTTGAATATGATTCTGAATTAGATGCTTTTTTTTCTCCTAAACTTTTTAATAGTTGGGTTAAAAATACTAGTTCATTTAAATATGAAGCTCCCATACCTTATCCAAGTGGTGATGCAACAGGTTCTTTTGATGGAATTTATGATTGGGATGAAGAAAATACTCAATGGGTTACTTCATCATTTTCTTAATATTTATACTAAAACATTAATATGGACTCACAAAGACAAAGAAATGCTAACAGAAATAGATTTGTAATTACTTCTGTAGTTTTAGGTACTTTCTTTTTGATTATGTTAGGAATAGGATTAGCTATATTAGGCCCTAATGATACTCCTAATATAGAACAAGAATGGAAAGAAGTACTATTATTAGTATTAGGTGCATTTTTAGGTTCTTATTCTAGAATAATAGATTTTTGGTTTAATGGAAACGATATGAATATGGATGGTAGACCAGATGTGGCACCTGCCGAACCATGTGATTGTGATGAACCAGATGAAGAATTAGATAACTTATACTAATATGCCCATAAAACCAAAAGGAATTATACTTCATAGTATGAGTGAATACCTCGTATATGAAGGTAAAAAATTATATGCAAAAGATTTTCTTAAAACTTTAGGATTATCTGTACACGGGTTTATTAAACCTGATGGGACTTATGATAAAATGATTGTATCTCCTAATAAAGCATTTCATGCAGGTAAATCATTACATGAAGGTTTATCTGGATTAAATTCACATTATTTAGGAATAGAATTATTAGTTCCTGGTGTAAATGATTATGGATCATTTAGTAAAAAAATTCAAATCCCTGGAACCTACTCTCAAGCTCAATTTAATACTACAGTAGAAGTATTTAAATATTGGATGAAACAATACAATATACCTGTATCTAGAGTAGTAAGACATTCTGATGTATCAGGTGATCATGTAAGAGGAAAGGGTAAAGGTAAAACTGACCCTGGTTCTGCTTTTGATTTTGAAGCCTTAAAAAAAGCATTGTCTGCTTAATAATGCCTTCATACATTATCGAGTATGAAAAAACTGCTAAATAATATACAGCAGGGATTTTTTCCCACATTAATAGCACTTTCTGCCCTGTCAGTTTCTGCTTCGGCCGCTTTTTATTCTGTAAGTGGCCTTAGCAAATTATTTGCCGGAGCTAGCTTTGAAGTAATTATCATGGCTGGTTCATTAGAAGTAGCTAAATTAGTTATTGCTTCTTTATTATACCAATACTGGGAAACAATAAATAAATTATTACGTGCGTATTTAACTATAGCTACTATAATATTAGTACTAATTACTAGTATGGGTATTTATGGATTTTTAAGTGCTGCTTACCAAGATACTTACAGACAATTAACAATTAAAAATAATCAAGTATCTTTTTTAGACCAAAAGAAAGAATTTTATGAAAAAGATGTTGCAAGATACGATAAGGAACTTGAAAGAATCTCTAATAATATTAGCACTCTCAGTAATGCTAAAGCTACCTCAATCCAAGTACGGGATACATCGGTTGTGGGCGGTGTTAGACAAACCATCTCCACTGCTGAACTTAGGTTATCCCAAAAGCGTATTGAAGTTGAAGAAGAAAATAGAGCAAATATTCAAGCTAAAAGGGAGCAAGTAGCTGATAGTCTACAAAAATATCAACTTGCAATTCTAGACCTGGAAAATAATACAGACATAGCGGGTGAATTAGGACCACTAGAATATCTATCAGGTTTAACTGGTACTCCTATGGATAAAATTATTAATATACTTTTATTAGTAATTATATTTGTATTTGATCCTTTAGCTATATCGTTAGTAGTAGCTGCTAACTTTGCATTTACACAAGCATTTCCAAAAAAAAAGTATCGTGAAAATCTTTATGGTGAAAAAGTAGAAGTAAAAGAAACCCCACCTTCAACTCCTATAAATGAAATTGAGGTTAAAGATGCTGAAGAAATATTATCAAATAAAGAATTTAATGAAGAATTAGATAAAATTGAATCTATTATTGATGATGAAAACCCCGATGAAGAAGAAGATGAAGAATGGGAAGAATTAGATTTAAATAAAGATGGAGTTATAGATAAAGAAGAAATAGAAATAGCAAAACAAAGAGTAGAAGATTTAAAAGATATATTAGAAAACAAATCAATATCAGGTTGGAGAAGAAATAAAATAATGAATGAAATTGAAAGAATAGAAAATCTCCTTCCTGAAGATGATTTAACTATTACGTATTAAAATTTGGCTCCCATAAATAATAGTTGTATATTTACATCAAACAAAGGTTATGGTATTTAATCCTACATTGTCACGTACACGTTTACAAAAAGAATTTAATAAACTACAAAAACTTAATTACAACCAATTTCGTTGGTGGCGAATGTATGATTCAAAAAATAAACCACTTGATAAACGCCAACCATTACGTGATCGTATTTTAAATGGTGATTATGATTTTTCCCATTATTGGTATCAGGCGGCATGGGTTGAGCATGAACTTAATGATTTAGAAGCTGAATGTAAAGGTGATGATGGTTTATTTATTGAAAAAGGTTCTGTATTAAGAGCACGTCGTAAGCGTTTACTTGAAGATTTTGAAAAGGATGAAAAAGACAAATTAGAAGGATTATATAATGAATTTCCAAAGTATTTTAATATTAGTAAAGATCAAGTAAAGAAAGAAATGGAAAAATTTAGTGGTTCCCTAATTGATTTTTATTATCATATAGATGATAATTATAGAATAATATTTAAACCCTCTCCTTTAAAACGTAGAGGCAGACCTAAAAAAGTATGGTAATATCACATGAAGTACCCCGCTGTTTACTAACAGCACAATATGAATTTAACGATTATCTTTATTGTTTACCTCATTTATTAGATAAAGATAAGGAATATAAAGATTTTTTTCTGGAAGCTAGGGATAAAGGAGATTATATTATAATGGATAATTCACTTCATGAATTAGGACAAGCTTATAACCATAAACGTTTATTACATTGGGTTAAAGAAATAGAACCAGATGAATTTATTGTACCTGATGTTTGGATGAACTATGCACAAACAGCATCTCAGGCTAAATTTTGGAAACAATATAAATATCCTAAAAAAACTAATATTACTGCTGTAATACAAGGTGAAGATGAGGAAAAAGCTAATTTATGTGCTATGTTACTTAAAGATTTAGGATATAAAAAATTAAATATTTCATATGGTGCTACTTGGTATGGTGACACTGCTTTAGAAAAAGCACTTGGTAGAATAAAATTTGTAAAAAGATTATTAAATAACCCTATTTTCGGGGGTATTAAATTTCATTTATTAGGTTGTGCAGTCCCTCAAGAATTTGGATGGTATAATAATCATCCACAAATCGAATCAATTGATACATCAAATCCAATTATGGCCGCTATAGATGGAAATATGTATACAGAACAAGGTTTAGTTGAAAAACCAAAATCAAATATGAATGAGGAATATGAAATTATATTTGAGGAATTTGATTATAGAAATGTAATCCATAATACTAGAATGTTTAGAAAAATTAATGGTCTACCAGCTGGACCTACTAAATTTATAGGATAATGACAGAATTAATAAAACATGCTTTAGGGATTTGTGGAGATCACTTTCATCCAAATATTTGGAATCTTTTATTAGGAGGATTTGGATTCCCAATAATTTTATTTTATATTAAATCTTATATTAAATGTAAAATTACAGCGTTTGCCTATACGCTTTATAATACCTGGCAAAATTTAATTAATTATTTATCATGGCGAAAAATGTCGTAGTTAGTCTTTCAGGAGGGATGGACTCCTCAACTTTATTACTTAGATGTTTATCTGAGTATGATAATGTAACTGCTTTATCTTTTGATTACGGTCAGAAGCATAGAGTAGAGCTTGAAAGAGCTCAATCATTAGTAGATTATTTAAATGCTAATGGTCAGAATATTAAATATCAAGTTATTAAACTTGATGGACTTGTTAACTTACTAAATTCAGCTTTAGTAACAGGAGGTGAAGATGTACCAGAAGGTCATTATGAGGAAGATAACATGAAGGCTACTGTAGTACCTAATAGAAATAAAATATTTGCTTCTTTAGTACAAGCAGTTGCTTTATCAGAAGCTAATTCAAATGGTTTAAATACTGATATAGCTTTAGGTATTCATGCTGGTGATCATGCAATTTACCCTGATTGTAGACAAGAATTTAGAGATGCAGACGATGCTGCCTTTAGAATTGGTAACTGGGATGCAGATAAAGTAGGATACTTTACTCCTTACTTAGAAACTGATAAACTTGGAATTTTAAAAGATGGACAGAAATTGGTTAAAGAGCTCGGAGTTACTTTTAATGATGTATACAAACGTACTAATACATCTTATAAGCCCTATCCTAGCGGTAATAGCGACTATAAATCAGCATCATCTGTTGAAAGGATTGAAGCATTCATCAACTTGGGTGTGGATGACCCTGTACAATATGAGGATGAGACTGGAGAAGTTGAATATAGTGTTGCGAAAGCACATGTAGAAAAACTATTAGCTCAATATGCGTAAGTTTATATTAATATTTACATTAATGGTTAATTCTCTTGCCTTCGGGCAAGAGGATGTACCATATCAAATGTTAGGTATATGGTCTAACATGGAAGGAGAATTATTAACTGTCAATAGAAATCTTGATGATATAGTTTTTGTACGTAAATCTAGAACCCAAATTAAAGCTACAGGAAGTATAGAACTAAATGACGGTCAATTAAGAATATATAGAAAAGATAAACAGGATGAATATGATCTTGCTTTTTTTATTGGTAACGAAACAATGGTAATTACAAAACCAAGATCACCAAGAGCTTGGATTTGGTTTAGAATACAATAATATGGCTTACGGAACAGAAAGTTATAATCAAAAATATCCTGATGCAAAAAAGCATCAAATAATAAGTTTTATTAAATCTGGTATTAGAATTTTAGGATATGGTTTTTTGCCTTTTAATTTGGCTATTGCAACTATTATTCTTATATTATCTGAAGTAATAGGTATTTACGAAGAATTAGTATGAGTCCAGATTTTGTAATATCAGCTTTAACATTTTCTATAGTAATGGTAATTTTTAATATTGTTAAAGATTATTTTATTATTCCTAATTATAATTTATCTGATAAAACTTTAAAAAAAGTTAATAAAAGATGGTATATTAGTTTTATGGTTGGAATAATAATATTATATTTAGTATATGGCTAAAAGAAAAGAAGGTTGTGAAATGAATTCACCTATATATAGGCAAATTCTAAAAGAAGTATCTAAAGGTTATAGTTTTGAACAGTGTTATAAAACAAATAAAATAATTAGAGTTAAAAGATGAAAAAAATATTATATTTTAGTGCTGCGTGGTGTGGACCTTGTAAAACATTAGGACCTATTATGGAATCACTATCGGGTCAAATTAATTATGAAAAAGTTGATGTTGATAATAATCAAGATTTACCAATTCAATATGGAGTTAGAAATGTTCCTACTCTAATTTTATTAGATGAAACAGGAGAAACTAAAGGTAGATTAGTAGGTATACAATCAAAAGATGCAATTTTAAATTTTTATAATGGGTAAATTTCAATCAACAAAAGTATTTGATGGTTTTTCTACTGTATTTAGACAGTGGAAAGCTGAAACCACTCACTGTAAATATATTCATGGTTATGGAATTTCTTTTAAGATATGGTTTGAAGGAGATTTAGACGATAGAAATTGGGTATGGGATTTCGGTGGTATGAAAAGAGCTAAAGGTAAAATAGACGGTATGTCACCTAAGGAATGGTTTGATTTTATGTTTGATCACACTTTAATTGTGGCCGAAGATGATCCTTATGCTAAGGCATTTGCACAAATGCATGATGCCGGAGTAGCTCAAGTTAGATTTATACCAGCAACAGGGGCAGAAAAATTTGCTGAATACATTTATGATAAAGTAAATCAGTTTATTTTCCCTGAAACTGATGGAAGAGTACAAGTAGTAAAAGTAGAATTTAGAGAGCATGAAAAAAATAGTGCTATTTATATACCTAAATAATATTTATTAAGAACAGTGACTGTAAAACCACTTTAAAAAATTAACAATTATGCTCAAACGAATTGAGGACTATAATAAAGTCCTCCCAATCCTAGAATTATATACAGCAGTACAATCAGAGGGTAGCAGACAAGGCTATCCTACTATTGTTGTTAGAACATCAGGTTGCACCCATAGATGCTATTTTGGCGAAGGTGGATGGTGCGATTCTTGGTATACAAGTATTCACCCAGAGAAAGGTAAATACAGTTTTCAAGATATAATTGATATGTACGATGCAAATCCTCATATTAGTGAAATGATGTTAACGGGTGGTTCTCCCACAATGCACCCTAAAATAGTAAACGAATTAACACATTTAGCTAATGAAAGAGATATTTTTATTACTATCGAAACTGAAGGAAGCCATTTCCTTCCTACTGATTATCCCATTAATCTTCTTAGTATTAGTCCTAAGTTTTCCAATAGTGTTCCTGTACTGGGAGTGGAAACACCGCAAGGAGCGATTACTGATCAAAAGATGATTGATAGACATAATAAATTTAGAGTAAATAAAGATGCAATTAAAAAAAGTATTAATTATCATTCTGATTACCATATTAAGCCTGTCCTTGACAAAGACTTATCAATGGTTAAAGAAGTTGAAGAATTTATCAAAGACTTAGAAATCCCAGATGATAAAGTATGGGCAATGCCCGCTGGTGATGATAGAGATGCATTATTTGAAAGTTATGGTCCTGTAATGAATTTTGTAAGAGATAGAGGTTGGAGATATACAGGTAGATCTCACATAATGGCTTTTGGAACCGAAAGATGTGTTTAAATGAGTTATATTATAGGTAAAGCATGTATTGGAGTTAAGGATAGTGCCTGTATAGCGGCATGTCCTGTAGATTGTATCCATACAGGTGAAGAACAAATGTACATTGACCCTGAAGAATGTATAAATTGCGGTGCGTGTGTGCCAGAATGTCCAGTAGAAGCCATTTTCGAGGATGAAGATGAAGCTATAGAGGCTGGAGAATTAGATTCAGTAAAAGCAAATTACAAATTTTTTGATTTAGAATATGAGTAGAAAAAAGAAGTTTACAGATTTAGAATCTGTACCTGTAGGTTATGCAAATGGTATTGCACCCGGTTTTCCATTAAATGATAAAGAGAAAACTAAAATGATAGAACGTGCGGCTAAGGCGTACGGTAAATTTTTAAGTGAATTAAAATGTGATTGGGAAAATGATCCTAATTCACAAGACACTCCTAGGAGAGTAGCTAAAGCATATGTAAATGATTTATGGGAAGGTAGATACACCGCTATGAGTGAAGTAACATCTTTCCCAAGTGATGGTTACGATGGTATAGTAATAGAAAGAAATATTCCGATTACATCAATGTGTTCCCATCACCACCAAACTATAAAAGGTTTAGTCCATATAGGTTATATAGCAAATGAAGATGGTAGAGTAGTAGGATTATCTAAATTAAATAGAATAGTAGAATTATTTTCTAGAAGAGGTGCTATCCAAGAACAATTAACCTCAGCTATCCATAATGCTGTAAATACTATTTGTGAAAATAATAAAGGAGTAATAACTACAGTAGTGGCTACACATAATTGTGTTAGTTGTAGAGGAGTTAAACACCATGGTGCATCAATGGTTACAACTAAAGCATCAGGTGTGTTTATGGAAAATGAGAATTTAGCTCGTAAAGAGTTTTTTGATAGTATAAAAATTAATAATGGAAACCATCCTGTATAATGTTAGTATTAGATAATAAATTAATTTTAAGTTGGTCTGATATAGACGAATTAGTAACTAAGTTATGTAAAAGAATTGAAGAAGAATTTTTACCTATAGATTCGGTTCATGGTTTAAAAAGAGGGGGACTAATACCAGCTGTTATGGTTTCTCACAGATTGAATTTACCCTATAGTGAAGCTATTACTCCTACAACTTTAGTTGTAGATGATATATGCGACAGCGGAATTACATTAAAAAACGGTCCTGGGGTTTATACAGCAGTATTACACCAAAAACCCGAAACATCTTGTTTTACTCCTAATGTGTGGGCAGACCTACATTTAGGAAATCAGTGGATTATATATCCTTGGGAAGAACAAGATAGTGAACCAATACAAGATTATTTAAAATGAGATTAGGAGATTTCGTTGAAAAGTTAATTAGCATTATTACCTTGGGTCAAGGTAAACGTATTGCAACCTACATTGCTAAATTAAGAGGAAAAGAAGATTGTGGTTGTGAAAGAAGAAAAAACAAACTAAATAAGTTATTATGAGTAAACCTAGTGTACCTTTTGTAAATGAAGTAGAGGAATTTAATCAAACATTTAACAAACCCAATAACTATGAACCAACCATCCCAGAAGAAAAAGAATGGAAATTTGTCTACGATTTTATCCTTGAAGAACTCGAAGAATATAGAGAAGCTTGCGAACGAGGCGACATTGTGGAAGTTTTGGATGCTTTGTGCGACATTGCTTACGTTTCCATTGGGAACGGTACTATGCTACACGGCCTTAAGGATAAGATATGGCCCGCTTATCAAGAGGTACAAGCAAGTAATATGTCTAAAGCTTGCTCAAGTGAAAAAGAAGCCATGGAAACTGTCAGGGTACGAGCTAAGGAGCAAGGTGAGGAGTGTTATTTTGAAAAAGTTGCGGAGGGAAGGTATATTGTCTATAGAAAACGAGATAAAAAGGTAATGAAATCTATAAATTATTTTAGACCCGACTTACATCAATTTTTTAGTGATGAAGATATAGTTAGAACTAGACCACAACAACATATGGGTATCTAATGTACAAAAAATGTTATCAAGGTAAAAAATTAGGGTCTAATTTATATGAAATGCATCTTTGGGAATCTGATGGTAAACATCAAGTAGTACCTTATTTAAATGAAGCATACCAAATTTGTGATGATCCCAATTGTGAATATACTGGTTTAGGGGGTGAACCACTAAAAAAAATTAAAAATTGGTTTTTTTCTAAAAACGAGAGATATTCCCATAATAATACCCCTAATTTGTATTTTAACGATATGGGGATAATCCAAAAGTTTTTAGTAGAAAAATATGGTATTAATGATGAACCCTCTACTGGTCATAAAGAATTCTTTTTTGATATTGAGTGTGAAATAGGAGGAGCATTAACCCCAGAATATATTGAGCGTGCACCTATGCCTATTACTTCTATAGCTTGGTGGGATAAAAGTTCGGATTGGTGGGCTATACTAGTTTTAGATAAAAAAAATCAACTTTCTCATACTAAAGCTAAAAATAAAGAGATAATACCCTGTGCTACTGAACAGGATTTATTATTTAAATTTGTAGAAAAATTTAGAGAAATTGACCCAGATATTGTAATAGGTTATAATAGTGATTTTTTTGATATACCTTATTTATATTATAGAATGTGTAACGTATTAGGTAAAGAAAGTGCTGATTATCTTTCACCTTTAAATGGGTTAGTTGATGAACCTATAGCATCTAAAAAATATAGTAAGTTTTATTATGGTAATGACCAAAGTGTAAATATATTAGGAGTTGAATCTCTTGATTACATGCGTTTACATAAAAAATATAGTTGGAAAGATGAACCAAGTTGGAAGTTAGATTCAATTGGGGAAAAATATGCCGGGGTAAATAAAATTGAGTATGAGGGGAATTTAGATCAATTATTTGAAACTGATATTCATAAATTTATTCAATATAACTTTCGTGATGTTGAGATATTAAAATTATTAGATGAAAAGTTACAGTATATAGCTTTAACTAAAAATCTATCTCATAAGGGAAAACATAATTATGAAAATGTATACTACAATAGTATAACTCAAGATGGAGCTATATCCGCTTATTTATTATCTAAAGGAATTGTACCACCTAATAGAGAGGTAAATCCAAGAAAAAAATTAAATTATGCTGGTGGTTATTTATTTTGTCCTAAAGCTGGTTTGTATAAATATATGTTTGATGAGGATTTAACTTCACTATATCCCTCTATTATTATGTCACTAAATATAGGTAAAGAAACATTCATGGGTCGTATTATAGATGCAGATGATCGCAATAATAGATTGGGACTTAATGATTTAGAATCCAAAAATCCAGATGAGGATGTTTTATTTGAAAGTTCATCTGGGAAACAATCAAGACAACTTATAGGTGATTTAGTTAAAGCTATTAAATCAAAAAATCTAGCTATTTCAGCTAATGGTGTTATGTTTAGTACAGATAGAGAATCAACTTTATCAACAGTTTTAAATAAATGGTTTGAAGAACGAGTTGAATATAAAAGCAAAATGAAAAATGCTTATAAAAAAGGTAATAAAGAAAAAGGAGAATATTATCATTTAATGCAATATACAATGAAAATTTTATTAAATAGTTTGTATGGTGCAACAGCCTTACCTAGTTTTAGGTATGGAATGAATTACTCAATATTAAGTGAAGCAATTACTTTATCAGGTCACAGAATTATTCAAGAATCTGCTTTATGTGCTAATAGACATATGAATAAAGTAATTAGAAATGAAATTAAATTAGAATTATCAAATGGTAATAGATAGAGGTAAAGAATGGGATTGGATGAATGATATTGAAATAAGACCCTGGGGTACCTATAAAGTATTATTAGATTCTATATATTGTAAAGTTAAAGAAATAGTAGTAAATCCGGGTCAAAAATTATCATACCAATATCATTTAAAAAGATCTGAAGTATGGACAATAGTTAAAGGTGGACTAACTATTATTTTAGATGATGAAAAAATATTTAGAAAAGAAGGTGGATCAATTAAAATCCCTCAAGGTACAAAACATAGAGCTTGGAATGAAACGGATACACCAGTAACTTTTATAGAAGTACAAACAGGTACTTATTTTGGAGAAGATGATATAATAAGAATTGAAGACGATTATAATAGAGAATAATATGACACTTAAACCACAATCAGTTAGAAAGGGAATAACAATATTAGTTGATAATAAACCCATTGAAAAGAAGGAATTAATAAAAATTAGTGAAGAATGGGAAGAAAAACAATTAAATTTTTTTAAAAAAATGCTTCATCAAGGAGGAGAATTTATTATAAAAGGAAGAAAATATAGAATTATTCCTAAAGAACAATTATTAACTACTAGAGGGGAAAAAGATGCCGGGGTAATAACAATACCTGGGTTAGATGGGAGGTTTTAATATGCAAGTAGAAGTATCAATAGGAGAATTTTTAGATAAAGTTAGTATTATAGAATTAAAACTTCTAAATATTAAAGATAAATCAAAATTAGTTAATATTAAAAGAGAGTTTTATTATTTAAACCCTTTTTGTAATGAATTATTTGAAACTTATGGAGATGAGTTAAAATCTTTATATCTTAAATTATCCAAGATAAATGGGGCATTATGGACTATAGAGGATAAATTACGTGAATTGGAATCTAAAAAATCCTTTGGTGAAGAATTTGTAGAATTAGCTCGTTCTGTGTATTTTACAAATGATACACGTGCTGAAGTAAAAAAAGATATTAATTTATTAACTGGTAGTGAGTTAATAGAAGAAAAATCTTATAAAGATTACTAATGAAACATTTAGAAGATACACCTTGGTTTATTTGTGATGCAGAAGATAATAACTACTGTGCTTATGTTGATACAGATTCTAATTATTTTAATGCCGAACCTATATTAAAACATCTTTACCCTGATTTTGAAGATTTAAGTGATAAAGAAAAAGATGATAAATTAGAAAATGTAGCTTTAGCATACCAAGATATTATTACAGATCATTATAACCAATTAGCTAAAGAATGTTTTAATATATCTACTCACCGTTTAGAAATGAAAACAGAATGTGTTATTCGTTCTGCTTATTTTAGAAATACAAGAAGATATGCTCAATGGATTACTAAACAAGAAGGTGTTGAAAAAGAAACTTTAGATATTAAAGGTTTAGAATTTATGAAAGCGAATTTTCCTCCTATTTTAGGTAAATTTTTTAATAAAATATTACAACAGGCATTAAAAGGGGGAGAATATTTATCTATTTTATCTCAAATAAAGGATTTTAAAAAAAGAATATTAGATGGTGATATACCAATTGAACAATTAGGTAATCCTACTGCTGTAAAAAAATTAGATAAATATACTTCTAAAAAAGCTAGAGCAGGGGAAGTATTTACTACAATTGAAAAAGGAGCTCCAGCACCTGTAAGAGCAGCTATTAAATATAATGATTTATTACGTTTATGGAAATTAGATAAACAATATAATTATATTACACAAGCAAGTAAAATTAAATGGATTTATTTAAAAGATAATCCATATAAAATAGAAGCATTAGGGTTCATTGAGGGTGGAATGCCTAGTAAAATTAAGGAATTTTTAAACCAATATGCAGACCGTAAAAAAGTATTTGAAACTATTTTATTAAATAAATTAGAAGGGTTTTTTAATGATTTAGATTGGTCTTTAAATTTAAATCCCCATTTAAATAAATTCGCTTCTTTTGAGATTTAACTTACCTATCATATTTATAATAAACATTCTATTAAAAAATGGCTAATTTCTCAGGATCCTTTATATCAAATACTTACCATAGAGTATTACAATTAGACACAACTTTACAAGATGGTACTGGATCTTTAATCCAATCCTTACCTGTTACTGCTTCAAACGCAATATCAGCTTCTTATGCTATTTCATCTTCACATGAAATTATAAAGGAAGTAAGTGCTTCTATTGCTGATACTGCTTCATTTGTTGAATATAGTAATGTAGCTAATAAACCTACTTTATTATCAAGTTCGGCACAAATTGCTGATGATATTAGTGGTTCATTTACTTCTACTTCTGCTAGTTTTTCTACTACAATTACTTCAAATAGTTCTTCAGCAGCAACAGATATAGCCGCTTTAGAATTATTTAGTTCTTCATTAGATGATACTTTTGCTACTGATGCCGAACTTAATACAGCAACATCAAGTCTTAGTGCTTCTTTAGCAACAGATATTGCTACTAAAGCAGATAGTGCTTCATTTTCTACAGATATAGCTTCATTAGTAACTGATAGTGGATCGTTTAGTACCAGAATAACAAATTTAGTAGATAAAACGGGTTCTTATGCCCCAACTAGTTCACTGGGTTCGTATGTAAGTTCATCTACAGTTGATTTTATACAAATAATAACATCAGCATCTTATGCATCAATTACCCCAGTTAGTGGCACGTTATATATTATACAAGGATAACAATGCGTAGTGGAAGGTTTAATACAGCACAAAACGTTTATTTAAATGATGTTTCGGTAGATAATGTTTATTATAACAATAAACGTCTCTATCCTCCAAATGCATATTTTGTATCAAATAGTGGTAGCAATGATATAACTACAACTGGAGCCGAAAACGATCCTTTCCAAACTTTAAATTATGCCATTTCCAGAATTACAGATCAAGACGTAATATATTTTAGAACAGGTTCTTATATATTTGATGAACAAGAAATAACAAATTCTAACATATCAATAATAGGGTATAATGGTGAAAATGTTACATTTGATGGAACAAGACCAATTAGTGATTTAGCAGACCCTTCTGTAAATGGTGGTGAGTGGCAAACACATACAACTGATATTGTTACAGATACTAATCAAGTAATTAGTGGTAAAACAATTTATAAAATTAAATTAAATTCAACTGCCGAAGTCTGGCAACTATTTCATAATAGAAATGAAGTAATAAATGCAAGATATCCAAGTGCCCAATGGACTGATGAAAGTGTATATACTTTTAATAATTGGGGACATGGGTATTATAATATTTTAAGTAATGGAAATATTGTAGATGGTTCGGGTAATGTTTTAGGAAATGGAACCGGTAGTGCATATTATTATGATAATGGAGAAATAGTTGATGTAGCCCATAGTTTTAGTGGAAGTTATAGTGCTAGTTTATATGATTTTACCACAGCTCAACAAGGAATAGATCCTTCATTTGATATTTCAGGCTCTTTGATTAATTTAAATGTTGGTTCATTTAAAACTTATACTAAAGTAGTAAATTCACAGTCATTAGATAATAGTAATAATCTTATTAGACTATCGTATGACCCTGTTGCTTTATGGAAAGAAAAACATCATTATTATTATTTAGAGAATAAATTAGAATATTTAAATAGTGAAAATGAATGGTTCTTTGACAATAATACAAAATATCTTTATGTTTGGTTAAATAGCGATGAAGTTCCAACTACAACAAATATAAGGGCAAAACAACAAAGTTATTCATTAAATGTAACTACAAATGATGTATCAATTGAAAATATTAATTTTTTCTCTACCACAATAAAAGGAAATAATGCGAATAGATTAATAGTTCGTGATTGTGATTTCTTATATTCAAGTTGTTATGCTCATATGTTGAACCAAATAAATTCTGGTTCGGCTATTGCTCCTGCTACGGATGAAGTTTTTACTACTCAAACAAATATTTCAAGTAGCCCAAATATTACTTTTAATGGATGTGCATTTAGATACACAGATGGTTCTGTGTTAGAGATAGCAGGTGGGAATACTACAATTATAGATTGTTATTTTAACTATATAGATAAAACTGTTGCTAATTTATCATCTGTAATGACTACTATTAGATTAATGGGTGATGGTAATATTGTTAAAAATAATACTTTCCGTAAAACAGCAGCTTCTTCTACATTAAATTCAGGAAATGCACCAATTGTGGAATATAACGATTTAGCTGAAAGTGGGTACTTACAGAGTGATGGTGCCATGATACACCTCATGGTAAACCAACAAGCAAATGCTAAGATAAGATATAATTGGGTACATGACACAATTAAATATGGCATAAGGTGTGACGGTGATGGTGATGGTTTTAATGCTTATATCCATCATAACATTGGTTGGAACTGTGAAGGTGGCATTATGGCAAAAGGTGGTATATTAGTTAGTGGAAGTAGTGTTGGTGGCCATTTTGTTTATAATAATACTTTCTTTGATAGTGTAGAAAAGAATGATATAATGGTATTAAATACCCAAGCAGGTAATAATATTAATTATGGTTCAGTAGTGATGAATAACTTAACTGAAAAATTAAGTGGTCATAGAACCAATATAGAAGGATTTGAATCTTGGATAACGGCCTCAAATAATTATACAGCATCTAACATAATACCTTTACTGACAGATACAGGTAGTTTTGATTTTAGACCAATTAACACTGGCTCAATAGTAGATGCAGGGAATACTACATATACCAATTTTGAATTTAACCCAACTGGATCAGATGCATTAACAGCTGATATCGGAGCTATGGATTACAATGGTACTTTATGGCAGGCTGGAATCACTTATTCTACTAGTAGTAGATTTAATTTTGATTATTCATAAATTTTAAAAATATAGTTGGATTCTATAAATAAAATTCTTATATTACGGGAATAAAAGTTATATATGGTAAGTAAAAATATCTTACAATCAGTTGTATCTAAATATTATTTAGGAGGATTATTTTCACAAGTTAAATGGCGTATTAAAGATAATACTTTAACTATATATGCTGGTGAACAGGGCAGAGCAGCTAAAGTGTATCTTAAAAATTTCCAATTCGAAGATTGTGAATTAGGTATATTTGATACACATAAATTATCTAAATTATTATCCATTACTAATGGAGAGTTATTAATTACAGCTGAAAAAACCCATAAAGTTTATACTAAATTACATATTGCTGATTCTAATTTTGATTTAAATTATTCATTAGCAGATATATTTGTAATACCAAAAGCAACTTATTATCAAGAAATAGAAGATCCTGATGTGTCTATTGATTTAGATAAAGAAAATATAGATGCATTAATAAAGGCAAAAACAGCATTAGCTGATCAAAGTAATTTATTAGTTAAGACCACTGAAAATTTAGATGGAACAACAGTATGTGAATTTACTTTTGGTGATATTGAAAATTTTTCTAATAAAGTAACTTACACACTACAAGGTGATATTAAAGTATCTGATTTAGAATTACCATTTAATTCTGATATATTAAAAGATATATTTTCTAATAATAAAGATATGGATAGTGGCAAATTAAGGATATCAGTTGATGGAATGATTCAATTGAATTTTTACTCAGAGGATATAGAAACTGAATATTTTTTATTGAGAAATGAGTAGTATAATATTTATAATAAATAACAATTGTAGCTAGGGCACAATGTTATGTTTTATTAACCCGAGTAGCTTAGGCACTCACAAATTTAAATGATATGAGTACATTATTTTATGAACGTACACCGTTCGACATTTTAGTTAGAAATTTTTTCCAAGACGCAAGCACTTTTTCTCCGCTTGCAGAAACCAAGATTCCACATCCTGTAGATATTTACACAAACGAAAAAGGCCTCTTTTTCGAAGTAGCTTGTACAGGGATTTCAAAATCGGATCTTGAAATACAAACACAAGACAACACTTTAAGGATTAATTACGATAAAAACAAAGATACAGCTTGCTGTGATGTTAATGATTGTGATTATATCCACAAAGGTATTGCAAAAAGATCATTCAATTTAGGTTGGAAGATCGATAGTAAATTTGAATTAAGTAAAGCAAATGCTGAGTTTAAAGATGGTTTACTTAAGATTGAGATTCCTTTTGCTAAAGGATCAGAGTTAAAAACTTTGAAAATTAGCTAATATATTTTATTAAAAAGTGTGTCCTAGCACATTTGTTTTCGTATATTACGGTTATGAAGAAATTTAAACAAATACAAACAATTAACGATCCAGCACTAGAACCTTATTTTATCACTAAAGATGAATATTGTTTTACTGTGAAAGAAAATGTAGCACCTAATACCAGTCATTTCAGGACTCAAGGTAAAGGTAAATCATATGAAAAATCCTTATCCTATTATCCTACATTTGAAGCGGCACTAGAAAAAATATCTACATTACAATTATCTCAAAAGGAAAATTATAATTCAATTCAGGATTATCTTAAAGATTATGATTCAATTAGTAATAAAATTAAAATTTATATAGATGGCATTAGAAGCACTGTTTGATGCAGTTATAGTAAAACCTATAGAAGTTGAAGAAACAACTTATGGAAATATAATTGTTCCTGATATAGGTAAAGAAACAAATGAAACTGGGGAAGTTATAGCTATAGGACCAGGTAAACATACTATTTCAGGGACATTATTACCTACACAATTAAAAATAGGAGATATAGTAGTATTACCTACAATGGGATTTACTAAATTACCTTATGATGGTGAAGAATATTATGTTGGACCCGAAAATCAAGTTTTAGCAAAAATAAATAATGAGTAAAGAAATTACATTTGGTACAAATGCCCGTGAAGAATTAGTAAAGGGTATTGATACATTAGCAGATGCCGTAGTGGCAACATTAGGACCTAATGGTAGGAATGCTGTAATAGATAATGGTGAATCACCCCAATCAACTAAAGATGGGGTAACAGTAGCTAAATCGATTTCATTATCAAACCCAACACAGGAATTAGGTGTTAAATTAGTTAAACAAGCAGCTATCCAAACAGCAAATAAAGCAGGAGATGGTACAACTACTTCAACATTATTAGCACGTGAAATGGTAAAAGCTGGTTTGAAAGCAGTTGCACAAGGTCAAAATGCAGTAAATATTAAACGGGATATAGATAAAGCAGTAGAAAAAGTAGTAAATAAACTAAAAAATATAGCTGAGGATATTACATCTGAAGACCAATTAAAACAAATTGCTACTGTATCGGCTAATAATGATGAAGAAACTGGTGAGCTAATTGCTACTGCTATTGAAAAAGTAGGTATGGAAGGTGTAGTACATATTGAAGAATCCAGAACTGGGGAAACATATCTTGAAACAGTTGAAGGTATGCAATTTGATAGAGGTTATAAATCACCATATTTTGTTACTGATAATAATACAATGTCATCAGTATTAGAAAATCCTATGATATTAATTATAGATCAAAAATTAACCCAAGTAAAAGATTTATTACCAATTTTAGAGGCAGTATCTTCACAAGCTAAATCATTATTAATTATTGCAGAGGATATTGATAATGAAGCATTAGCTACTTTAATTGTTAATAAAATGAGAGGCACAATGAAAGTATGTGCTGTAAAAGCACCTGATTTTGGGGATAGGAGAAAGTTAGTTTTAGAAGATATTGCTATTACAACAGGTGGTCAAGTATTTAGCAAAGATAAGGGAATGAAACTTGATAAATTTAGTTGGGAATGGTTTGGTGAAGCTAGAAACGTAACTGTAACTAAAGAACAAACAACTATTGTAGATGGAAAGGGATCAATTGAATCAATTGAAGCACGTATTGAAGAATTACAACAACAAATCGACAAAGCAACTACACCATTTGAAATAGAAAAACTCCAAGAAAGGTTAGCTAAATTTGTAGGAGGAGTTGCTATTATTCACGTGGGTGGTGCTACTGAAACCGAAATGAGAGAGAAGAAAGATAGAGTAGATGATGCATTACACGCCACTAAGGCTGCCATTGAGGAAGGAATTGTCCCTGGTGGTGGTGTCGCTCTATTATATGCTTCACAAATATTAAGACGCAACCAAACAGGAAGTGCTATAGTTAGACGTGCATGTAGAATGCCATTTAATCAAATATTAGTTAATGCTGGATATGAGACAACTGAAGCACAAATGTTAGGTAAATATAACTTAGTAGAATCAGGCAACGATGTTTGGGCTGGGATTAATGTTGAAACTGGAGAAGTTATTAATATGAAGGAATCAGGTATTATTGATCCTACTAAAGTAACTAGAACAGCTCTACAAAATGCTGCCTCAATAGCAGGTACAATATTACTTACAGAATGTACAGTAGTAGATGAACCCAAAGAAGATAAACAACAACCACAATTAGACCCTATGATGGGAATGATGTAAATTTAAATTTAATTAATTATGACAAAGCAAGAAATTTTCGAACAAATTGATGCACTGTATGAAACATTTAAAGCAGAGCATGGTACAACTACTAAAGCTGGAGCACAAAGAGCTCGTAAAGCTATTGGTAGTATCAAGAAATTAGTAACAGATTATAGAAAAGCTTCAGTAAATGAAAGCAAATAATCCTGAAATTAATATTATTGAGGATAACGTTCTTATTGCTAGGCGGGTGCCGCCTGGTGATAAGTGGCGTTTAGTAGCAAATGAACCTGATGGACAAGTTCATCCTACTTTAACTGATACTTTAGAAGCATATATGACAAAAACTGGATTTAAGGGAGAGTATCGTTTAGCTCCTTTGAAAAGTGAATTATTTGCCGTAAATTCAACGGAGGAAATAATTGAACCAGAACCAGAAAAAAGATATTCAATATATGGTGAATACTAAAGAGAACACATTATTAAATGAAAAATATCGTCCTGATAGTTTAGATAATTATGTTGGTAATCCTAATTTAAAATCAACGCTATCGAAACAATTATCCCAAAATGATATTCAAAATTATCTATTTTACGGACCCGCAGGTACAGGTAAAACTACACTTGCTAAGTTAATAGTTAATAATTTAGATTGTGATTCACTTTATATTAATGCTTCAGATGAACGAGGCATTGAAACCATAAGAGATAAAGTAACCGGTTTTTCATCTGTTGCCAGTATTAAATCTTTAAAAGTAGTAATATTAGATGAAGCTGATTTTTTAACAATTCAAGCACAAGCTTCTTTACGTAATGTAATTGAAACGTTTTCTCGGACTACAAGATTTATCCTAACTTGTAATTTTGTAGAAAGGATTATTGATCCTATCCAATCACGTTGTCAAACATTTAAAATAGTTCCACCGACTAAAAAAGAAGTAGCGGTCCACATAGCAGGAATATGTGATAAAGAGAATATAGGTTATGAAATTCCATCGGTAGGGAAATTAGTAAATAAGTATTATCCTGACATTCGTAAAATGTTAAATACTGTTCAATCAAGTACTGTAGAGGGCCATTTACAACTTGATGATAGTTTACTTGTTTCATCTAGTTATATGGACTCTGTGCTTGAAGAGTTAAAACAGGGCAATTATAAAAATATAAGACAAATAATAGCAGATTCGGGAGTAGATGATTTTGAAGAATTATTTCGTTTTTTATATGAAAATGCTTCTGAATATATGCCTAATAAAGAAGGTACGGCTGCTATGTTAATAAATGAACATCAGTATAAATCAAATTTTAGAATTGATAAGGAAATAAATTTAATGAGTTTAATTCAAATGATAATAAATAGTAAATAATGGAACAAGTTCAACAACCACAAATTGATCTTAAAAATACAAGAGGTATAAAAACATCTGATGATAAAAGTATATTCCAATCAGGATATATTTTACGTAGAGTATCTAAATTTGTAACAGGTACAAGTGAAGATGCTATGGTACCTATTCCTGTGTTTTTTGAACCAAATACCGGAAAAATATTAACTGATTCTGTACCTAAAGAATTAAGAGAGGAATTAGCGGATGAACTTATTTGATTGGTTAAAAGAAATCAATTATAAAAAATCTCCGGTTGATTCATTTACTGATAAAAATTGGGATGAGTTTAATGCCTATATGGTACATCGATTTTTATCCATGGATAGTAGTTTATTAGAACTAGTAAATGAAGTGCAATCACTTCCACCCACAGATAAAAAACAAATATACTCTATTTATAAAGAATACATACCTAAAAATAATAAATGGAATAAGTATATTAAATCAACAGTTAAACAACCTAATAAAGATTTAATTCAATATTTAAAAAATTATTTTAAATTGTCATCTAGAGAAATTCTAGATTACATAAATATTTTGTCCAAGAATCAGATTATTAGTATATTATCCCAATTAGGAATTGAAGATAAAGAAATAAAAAAACTTTTAAAACGTGGATAAAGCTTATATTCTCCATGCTAATGAAAAATATTTTGATATAGTATCTACTTGTATCAAATCAATTAGAGAATATAGTAATTTACCTATTTACTTATATTTAATTAATAGTAGTAAAAAATATAATACAGATAATGTTACTACTATTAGATGGAATATATCATTAACAGACTTAGATGATAGGTACTTAACAGCAGATGAAAATTTTTATATTAATAGAAGTAGCAGTGAAATTTATAATATTTTAATTCAAAAACCATTAATAACTAAACATGCTTTAAAAAACTTTGCTGATGTAGTAGCATATATTGATAGTGATTCTATTGCTACCCCGTATGTAGAAAATATATTTAATTTTAATGTTGATAATTCAGCTTATCCCTATTTTGGAGAAGGAATTTATGATTATCTTCATTATAATGGTAAAGGAGGGGCAATGGATAGGAATGATTTAAGTACTACTTTAGAACATCCTGTTAGTGAATTATTTAAATTTGACCAATATAAAAGATTAGATCAAAGGTATAGACAAACAGGTTACTTTATAGCAAATAAAAATAATATTGATTTTTTAGAGGAATGGTATTGGATGTGTAATCATCCTTTAATTTTAAAAAATAATTCACATTATGCCCCTTTCCACGAGGAAACTATACTTAACCCACTACTTTGGGAAAAAGAATTTTATAATGGCTTGCCTCTCATATATATTAATGGTACATTACCCACAATAAATGAAGTATATAATGACTTACAATTTGTAGGTGTGCCTAAAGATATAAGACCTTGGCTTAAATTGCCATCTAAAAAAGAATACCTACTATTTTTTCATGGTGAAAAAAGAATAGATATGATGAATAAAATGATAATCCAAATAAAACAATTATATGAACAAGGAACTATTTGACATGTTAATGTCCGAAGCAGTTGCCGACAGAAATAAGGCAATTTTAACTCTTAATTTATTAACTGAACACCCAGCAGGTATTGGAGATCACTCCACTAAAGATTTTTGGGATAATGCAACCGAAGCATTAAAATTATTAGCATCAGCTGATGAAAGAATTGAAACATTAAATAAATATTTTACATCTCCAAAAGACCAAATAAATGGGTGATACATTAAAAAAATGGGAAGAAACCCGTACTGATGAAGTAGAACTTAAAACTACTAAAACAAGAAAATTACCTAAGTATGATGCTGTGGTTTCACTTTTTGAAAATGAATACCCAGAATTATCTAAGGAATTTAAGGATATCCAAAAAGAAATGTATAGTATGTTTGCTCGTAAACACATGGATTATGGATTGAATAATATTGCCCTAGGAGGTGATCTAAGTAATCAGGAAGATAAAAAGTTTTCACTTACTGGTCTAACAATCAGGCTAACAGATAAAATTTCTAGATTAAAAAACTTACTTGTTAACGGAAAAAATTTCGTTAAAAATGAAAGTATGGAAGATACGTTTATTGATATAGCCAATTATGGAATAATTGGTTTATTAGTAGGACGTAACAAATGGAAAAAATAAATTTTGCCTAAAAAAATCCCTAAAATAATTAGAGAGATACAGAATAACCCACCCCAAGAAATAAACTTTGCTTACCAGAAAAACATCTCGTATTCGCAGATGTCATTGTTTAGATCTTGTCCTCATAGGTGGAAACTTCAGTATAAAGATAAGATAAAAGTATTTACTTCATCTATTCATACTGTATTTGGTACTGCTATACATGAAACACTACAACATTATTTAGATGTAATGTATAACAAGTCTAGTAAATTAGCAGATGAAATAGATTTAGAAGATAATTTTCAAACTAACTTTATAAATGAATATCAAAAACAATATAAATTAAATAATAATGAACATTTTTCTTCTGCTGAAGAAATGAGGGAATTTTTTGAAGATGGAGTTGGTATTTTAACTTGGTTTAGAAAGAAAAAATCAAATTATTTTAAAAAACGGGGATGGCATTTAGTAGGATGTGAATTACCTATTGTTATAGCTCCTAACAAAATGTATAATAATATATTGTATACAGGATATTTAGATCTTGTTTTATATGATGAAAAATACAATCAATTTAAAATAATTGATATAAAAACCAGTACTAGGGGTTGGAAAGATAGAGATAAAAAAAATGAAGATAAACAATTTCAATTATTATTATATAAACAATTTTTTTCGGATCAATATCATATTCCTATTGATAATATAGATATTGAATTTTTTATAGTTAAACGTAAAGTATTAACTTGGGATGATGATAATATTTTATCACCACATCAAGCATATAGAGTACAAACATTTACCCCTCCAAGTGGAAGGATTAAATTAGGTAGAGCTAAAAAGGCTATAGATAATTTTGTAAGAGAATGTTTTGTATCAAGTGGAGAAATAAAAGAAATTCATTATCCTAAATCACCTAGTAAGTGGAATTGTGGGTTTTGCCCTTTTAAAGAGGATTTAAATTTATGCGGAGAAGGATTAAAATTTTAGATATTTCTATATACGTATAATAAACGTTTTAAAATAAAGATTATGCCAAACAAAGACATGACATTAACAAGTGTTAAAATCAAAAGTGATTTATTTGAGAATTTTAAAATTGAGTGTGTAAAGCGTAAGTTTTCATTTCAAAAACTTGCCGATCGATCTATTTATTTGTATCTTACAGATGATAATTTTCGTAAACAAATTGCAACTCAAACTAATCTTGAATTATAAATCAAAAATTAATGAATCAAAGTTTTAAACATCTTCCCAAATCGGAAAGAAAAAAAATACTTTTAATTTGTGATGATATTAGAGTGCATTCGGGGGTAGCTACTGTTGCTCGGGAAATAGTAATGCATACATGTCATCATTTTAATTGGGCACAAATAGCAGGAGCTATTAAACACCCAGATAAAGGTAAAGCATTAGATATAAGTAAAGATACTGGTGATAAAATGAAAGTTGATGATGCATATGTAATGATGTATCCAACTGATGGTTATGGTAATATTGAATTATTACGTAGTGTTATAAAAAGGGAAAACCCCGATGCTATAATGTTAGTTACGGATCCAAGATACTTTGGTTATATTTTTCAAGCTGAACAAGAAATAAGAAAAAATATACCTATTACTTATTTAAACATATGGGATGATTATCCAGCACCAATGTATAATCGTGCCTTTTATGAAGCATGTGATTTATTAATGGGTATTTCAAAACAAACAGTTAATATAAATAAAATTGTATTAGGTGAAGCTGCTAAAAATAGAATATTTAAATATATTCCCCATGGTTTAGATACAGAAGATTACCATCCTGTATCTGATACAGATCAAGCATTAGTTAAATTTAAAAACGATTTCTTTAATAAAGAAAACCCTGATTTTGTTTTATTCTTCAATTCCAGAAATATTAGACGTAAACAAATTCCGGATGCTATGTTAGCATTTAGAGCATTTTTGGACACATTACCTCAGGAAAAAGCAGACAAATGTAAATTTGTTTTACATACCGAATTAAAAAGTGATCATGGTACTGATTTACGTAAAGTAAAAGAATATTTTTTTGATGAAAAATACTCTAATGTAATTAGATTTTCACATAATAAACTTAGTGCCGAACATTTAAATTATTTGTATAATATAGCTGATGCCCAAATATTACTTACTTCAAATGAAGGTTGGGGATTAACAATTACTGAAGCTATATTAGCTGGGACACCTATTATAGCTAATGTAACAGGTGGAATGCAAGATCAAATGCGATTTGAAGATGAAAATGGGAATTGGTTTACTCCATCTCCAGATTTACCTTCAAACCATAGAAAAACATTTACTAAACATGGTGAATGGGCTTTTCCTTGCTTCCCAACTTCTCGTTCAGTACAAGGTTCACCTACAACACCTTATATTTTTGATGATAGGTGTAAATGGGAAGATGCTACTGAACATTTAATTACTTTATATAATATGACTCGTGAAGAACGTAAGGCATTAGGTAATAAAGGGAGAGAGTGGGCAATTAGTGATGAAGCAGGGTTTACTGCTAAAAAAATGTCTTATAGAGTAATGGAAGCATTTACTGAATTATTTAATACTTGGGAGCCCAGAGAAAAGTATGAAATTATAAATGCAACTGAATATAAAGGAAGACACCTAACACATAAATTATATTATTAATGAATAAACCAGTTTTTGCAATTAGTTGCCCATATGACACATATTCTGGATATGGTGCACGAGCTAGAGATATAGTTAAAGCTATAATTAATACCGGTAAATACGATGTAAAACTAATGGCTCAACGATGGGGTTCAACCGCATGGGGATTTTGTGATGACCACCCTGAATGGGCTTATTTAAAAGGACATCAATTACCTGAAAATAAATTAGCAACTAAACCAGATATTTGGATGCAAATTACTATTCCAAATGAATTCCAACCAGTAGGAAAATATAATATTGGGTGCACAGCAGGAATTGAATCTAATTTATGTAAAGTAGAATGGATTGAGGGATTAAACAGGATGGATTTAAATTTTGTTTCATCAAATTTTGCTAAACAAACGTTTGAAGGCACTAAATATGAAATGAAGGATAAAAAAACAAATCAAACTGTAAAAACTACTAAATTAGAAAAGCCAATTGAAGTAATATTTGAAGGGGCTAATTTAGATGTTTATAAACCTATAACCTCTAAAGAAATTAAAAGTATTAAATTAGAAGAAATTAAGGAATCATTTTGTTTTTTATTCGTAGGTCATTGGATGCAAGGAGCTTATGGACATGATAGAAAAAATGTTTGGAAAACTGTTAAGGCATTTTTTGAAACATTTAAAAATGCAAGACAAAAACCCGCTCTAATATTAAAAGCTTCTGTTGGTGTGGCATCTTATGCAAGTAGAGAAGATATATTAGATAGAATTAAGCAAATAAGAGAAAGTGTTAATGCTACTGATTTACCTAATGTTTATCTATTAAATGGTGAATTTAGTGATCAGGAAGTAAATGAATTATATAACCACCCTAAAGTAAAAGCTATGGTTAGTTTTACTAAAGGTGAAGGATTTGGTAGACCTTTATTAGAATTTAGTTTAACTGGTAAACCTATTATAGCATCAGCTTGGTCTGGTCATACTGATTTTCTTAAATCATCATTTACTACTTTAGTAGGTGGTGAATTAGAAAATGTAGATGCAAGTGCGGCTAATGATTGGTTAATAAAAGAATCTAAATGGTTTAAACCTCATGATGCTGAAATGGGTCGTTCATTTAAAGAAATGTATAAAAAATACAAACAGTACGGTATTAAAGCTAAACAACAAAAAAATTACAGTAAATCAAATTTTAGTTTTGAAAAAATGCAGGAATTAGTTAGTAATGTTTTAACTGCTAACATACCTGAATTTCCAAAACAAGTTGAATTAACTTTACCTACACTTCAAAAAGCGGAATAATGGCTTATGATAATTTAATAAATTGTACTCGTTGTGGCAGTGATGCTTGTTATATGCAAGAAGTAACTAAGGATATTAAAATTGAATTATGTTATGGATGTGGTTATCAGTCTAATTCTGTAATGAAAGTTGATAGTCAATTTTTAAAGGAACAAATGGAAATCCTCCCAGATTTATATAAATCTCTTATAGATGAAGAAGAGGATGGAAAAGTATGGATGCCTTCATTTCATAATGTAGATGGTAAAGGGATGGTATTTGCTGATGGTACTTCTAGGGAACAATGGGCTTGGGGTGCTGCTAAACATATAGAAGTACCTAAGGAAGATAGAGCTAAATATAAAGGTGCAAAGTATAGAGCAGATATGAGTTCAATTAAACATTTCCCAGAACGTGATTTTATAGGAGCATTAACGTATATTGGTGTATTACCTGAATAATGAAAATAAGTTACGCAATAACAGTTTGTAATGAAATAGTAGAAATTCAAGAACTTATATCTTTTCTACTTAGTAATAAAAGAACCCAAGATGAAATTGTTGTATTATATGATTCTAAAGGTGGGATTGAACCAGTAGAAGAATATCTTAGAGCTAAGTCAGTCAATGCCGAGTTTATGTGGCATAGTGGGGAATTTGGGGGGCATTTTGCTGATTGGAAAAATAAACTTAGACTATTATGTTCTGGTGATTATATTTTTCAAATAGATGCTGATGAATTACCTCATGAAACACTTATAGAACAACTACCTGCAATATTAGAATCTAACCCTGATAATGAAGTTTATTTAGTACCCAGAGTTAACACAGTAGATGGTTTAACCCAGGAACATATTGATAAATGGAGATGGAATGTTAGTACATCAGGTTGGATTAATTGGCCTGATTATCAATGGCGTATTTGGAAAAATAAACCTGAAATACAGTGGATAAATAAGGTGCATGAAAAACTTAAAGGATTTAAAACATATTCACCTTTACCTGATGTGGAAGCATTAGCATTATATCACCCAAAACAAATAGATAGACAGGAAAAACAAAATGCTTACTACGATACTCTATAATGAAACATATTACTATAAATGCTCTTCATGAATGGAGTTGGATATTTGGTTTATATTCGGGTTTTGCTTATGGTGAATATTTAAAAGGTAATAAAGTTTTTGTGGTTAGCCATCCAAATTCAAGACCATTTTTTTATTTTTTAGACAGTATAGCTACATATTCAAATAATGAATGGTTTAAGTGTGGTATTGAAGACATTTATAATAAGGATTTTAACCCAAAAAGTATAAACCCAAATTGGTCACCACCACCATATCAAAAGTATTATTCTAAATTATTTAAACGTAATCATAATAAAGATGTAATTGTAATTTCTAACAAGTATAATAAAGAATGGTTTAGTAAAGTATACAATTATTTAAGTTTAGATTTTTTAGAGAAATTTTTTAAATTATTTTCAAATAAATTTAAAATTTATTATATTAGATATAATGGTAATTCAAAGGATAATAATCAAGAATATTTTGATGATGTGACACCTTTACCATTTAATGATTATGAGCTTACTAAAAAATACAATATAGAAACAATATATGATATTATGAATGAAGAAAGTATTGGATTCAATACAGCCCAATTATATATTCATTCTAAAGCTAAATACACAGTAACAGTAGCAGGTGGTAATTCAGTATTATCATCATTTTTTGGTGATGAGTTAATTCAATATAATTGCCCTGACTGTACTTCTACTAATAGAGAAATATGGGGTAGTGATACTTGGATTAAAAATATAAACAATGTAAAAATAATTGGCAGTCAAAGCCATGATGAAATATTAAAAATAACTAAACAAAGATGGTTATGAAACGTTTTAGAAATTGGGAATTAATGGATTATATTGCTTGGTCTTTAATAGTAGTATTAATTATCCTTTATATTAAATTATTTACAGAATGAAAAATATTAGAAAACTAGAATGTTCAGATGTTCCTTTTTATAATATGGTTAGAAATGAATGTTGTGAATTTTTACATGATCCTACTACATATACATTACCAGAAGCTTATAAATGGTATTTTAATAATAATAACCCATTTTTTATATATGAAATAGATAATGAAATGATTGGTTATTTTAGAACATCTAATTGGAAATCTAATAGTTGTTATATTGGAATGGATATTCATAAGGATTATAGAGGTAAGGGTTTAGCATATGATGCTTATAAATTATTTTTTAAGTATTTAAATGATAAATTTGATATACTTAGATTTTATCTTGAAGTATTAGAATCAAATACCCGTGCTTTAAATTTATATAAAAAATTAGGATTCGAACAAATGAATTCATATATTACAAAACATAATGTTAATAGTTTAATAATGGGCTTAAAATGAAAATTAACACTCAAGATTTAGAAAGTATAAAGGATAGAATTGATTTACCTAAGTTAGAAAACAAAGCTGTTTTATTAATAGGTTCAAGTGGTTTTTTAGGTAATTGGTTTGTAGAACTTTTTGATTACTTAAATATAGAATATTATAAATTTGATCCTATACTTAATCCAAAACAGGATATAACAAAACCATTTTCACAACTACCCAGGTATGATTATGTTATTAATTGTGCTGGTATAGCTAGTCCAGAAAAGTATATGCAACAACCTGTACTTACAATGGATATTTCTTATATAGGAACAAAAAACGTATTAGAGTATGCTATTAAAAATGAAGTAGAATCAGTAATGATGTTTAGTTCAAGTGAAGTTTATGGGACCCCAAACCCACAAGCTATTCCTACTAAAGAAACATATATAGGAGCTATTCCTACTATGGGTAATAGAAGTTGTTATGATATAGGAAAACAAGTATTAGAAACATTATGTAACATTTATTATAATGAATACAAGGTTCCCGTAAAAATGGTTAGACCATTTAATTTTTATGGACCCTATATGGGTATTAATGATAATAGAGTTTTATCTAATTGGATGAGAAATTACCTACAGGATAAACCTATAACAATATATGGTAATGGTAAACAAACTAGAACTTTTTGTTATGCTAGTGATGGTATTGCTATGATTACTGAATTGCTTTTAAATGGAAAAGATGGAGAAATATATAATGTAGGTAATCCATCTCCTGAAGTTAATATGGTTGAATTAGCAAATAAATTTTATGAATCTTTGGGTGCTAAACCTAACTACGATTTAATTGATTACCCAGATGATTATCCTGATGATGAACCATTAAGAAGATGTCCTAATATAGATAAAGTAGTAGCTCATACTAATATTATCCCAATAGTTGATTTTAAAAGGGGAATTAAAAACATGTTAAATTATTTTAAAATAGAACAAGAATGATACCACTAATGAAAGTGCACCTACCCCCAAATGTAGGTCAAATTATAGATAAAGTAGTAGAAACAGGATTTGTTACTGAGGGGGAATTTGCAGATAAATTTGAAAAATTATTTGGAGAATATATTAATAATCCTAATACTAGATTAGTTAATAGCTGTACTTCAGCTATGGCATTAGCAGCTCATATGTGTGATTTGCAACCGGGTGATGAAGTAATTACTACTGCTATGAC